TTTGCCGGCTTGGTACTTCTCTCAACACTTGGGAAATCATGGCTTGTGGTTTGCTCTGACACTGTTTATGTTATCTCGCAGCCTAATAATGCTAGGTATCTATTTATATTACAAAAATAAACTATTCAAGCCTTGATTCCACGTATACCGTGCTCTGTAGAGCTTTTTAGATCTGCTAATAGAATAATGATAGGATTTTACAATATATTTACAGAGCCCAGATTCACTTTAGATAATAGTGTTGAACCGTAGTAGGTTTTGGTGATTTGGAGGTTTCCTAACAGTAGCGAACCAGCGGCAACAACAGCTGCTACAAAATCCCAAGCACTAATGTATGTACCCCCAACCCCCACTGTACGCAGTGATGACAGTTCTTTAAGATGATAATTAAGATTGACAGGGTCAACTATGTTTTGTAATCCGACCGAGCCTGACGTGTCAGATGATGCGTTGTTGGAACTAATGGATAACGGACTATAGTTCTCTGTCACTCCCACACCAGCAACAGCAACAGCAACAAACGTACAGTGATTAACTTTCACCAAGCTATTCAGGCCAACCGTTATTGATGTCAATATTAATATCTACATCAACTTCAGATTCAAGAAAATTTCCGTATGCTCGTAGTGCCTTAACTCTTACCCAAATAGCTTTTATGGAGTCCATCTCAACTTGTTCAGCAGTTGTTAGCACACCACCAGATAGTTTAATGTCTTGTAGTTCCGTTGTTCTGGCTGTTGCATTAAGCTGCTTTATTAATAAGTCATTTCCTTTAGCAGGTAAATTAAATATCAAGGCGATTTTAGATGCAGTTAAGTAGTCTATTTCAACTTTTAGTTTTGTGAGTTTGGCAACGTTTAGCTCTTCAACAGTAACAGCTCTATTTAAGTTTACATCTGCGAATGTTACTGAGTAATCAGCTTCATTCCTGCAGCTGTAACCAGTCGATCCTGGTATATCGAAAAATTCTATCATTGTGAAACTACTCCTGAAATCCTACACCAATTAGAAGTGCAATCTCCGATATTAATATTTCTCTGTAGCATATAATATGTGTGTTTACCTGCTGCACTAATCATCGTGCCAGGCACATTGTAGGCTAATGAATAGGATGTCATATACGTAAGTGCCTGTGCTGCAGAGGGAGAATTTGATGTGGATTGGTTGTCTCCTATTAAGATTGCAACTCCACTACTGGAGTTGTTTGTTTTTAGGTTTGAGGCAATAGTTATCACAGGTACATTTTGGGCTAAACCGATAACAAATCTGTAACAGTGAACACCATTACCACCTGCATACTCCCTATATGCACCATTTGTGGTGAGGGTGGATGCCCAGTCCCCAGTTGTGTAAGTACAAAACCTTCCTTCTCTGTTATAGACGTTCCACACTCCACGAAATAATTCACTATCTTCACAAGTAGTGATCGTTTTAGGTAGTATAGTGCCTAACCACAACCGTGTTTTATCCCCAGATTTACAATATCGTCCATCTTGTATTGTAGTTGCTGTAGTTTGTGTCGAATCAGAAGCCCAAGCCAATATCTCAAGCGTAGGTACCCCACCGTTTAAATAGCAGAATACATCATGTGGAAAAGTATTCGCCAAGGTTCCAAGCGCTATACTTAATTCAGTAAACTGGAATTCCATCCATATGCTGCCATCCCACAACTGTATAACATCATGGACATAGGGTACGTAATATATATTGGGTGCTGCCACAATATCGCTACTTGGTAGTGCATCACCCGAAACCAGTGAAAGTCTCCCACCAGGTCTCATTGTTGAATGTCCTAAGCCAATCCTATTCTCAACATATGTTGTTGTTGCAGTATCTTTGTTTATATCTTCAACAGTATTATCTGTTTTCAGCACATGTAGCGTACCATCTGCAGTGTTAACACCAATCTGACCATCTGCTAGATCTGTGTTTAACCAGGTATATCCTGTTGTAGCTTTGCGTTTGTGTTTTATTGCCATTAATTGAATTCCTTTTCGGTAGGCTAGATGAGTTTATTTATGCAAACTAAACAGAAGTCATTCCCTATAACCTTCTGATAACTTAAAATGTGCCATCATCTACGTCCTGAACGTACTCAAGTGCAGTACCAGCAGCATTAACTTTCACAAAGAAACTATTGGCACCAGAAAAGTTAGCTGGAGTGTCATTCAAAGCAGTAAATTCCGTTACACCAGAACCCGCAGCCATTGCTGTCCATACTGATCCATTCCAAGTTAATACTTGGTTGGTCGAAGGTGTCATTGCTGCAACATCATTCAGTGCTTCAATACTCAGAGTAGCTACTTCTGTATCAACTGCAGTGTTGAAATCAGTTACATCTGATGCAACCAAAGTAACAGCACCCGTTTTACCTGCCACTGAATCTACCGTATTAACTTCTGCACCAGCTGCAATACCAGCCAGTTTCAATACATCAGTTTCACCACCAATTTTGGTAACTACTGCACCTGCTTCACCAATGAATAAGTTTCCACTGTTTTCTGAATAAGCCAATTGACCTTGATCAAGTGCTGGTGGTGTTGCTGTTGTTGTACTACGTAAAATTCTTATACTCATTATTTAAAATCCTTTTTATTGTGTATTTATTCAGAAATAACCATCACTCTGTGTTTGCGCTTCCCACGCTATACCGTTGAATATTTTTAATTCGTTTGTGGTATCGTTGAACCACAAGTCACCAGAGGTACCAGCTACAGGTTGTGTTGCTTGTACATAATTTGCAATACCTGCCAATGCCAAATCAGTAAGATCCGATATTGAATGTGAATGTTGTATTGGTGCACTGGTTGTATTGACGCTGATATTTTGTTTTAACTCAGATACTATAATCATTTAGTTACTCCATTATCTAACGTGACCATTCCTTCTAATACTCGCTTCGAATAATTAACTGAGTCAGTAAGCAATAAATCATATTCAACAATTGAATCGGGCAAATCAAGTAGGTCTGTCTTGTCTGCGGTGAGCGTCAATGTGCCGTTCAGCCCTCCTAAAATCAATCTACCATTTACGTCTGATAGTTCAAAAACCACCACATTGGCGTTTATCATCTTCAGTTGCATCTTAGCCGTGTAGCCAGTTAAGTCTAAAACACCACCTTGATCATCACTGAAAGTCAGTACCATAGCAAAATCAGCGTTAGTCTCTATTGTAAAATCCATGCGTTCTGCATTTTTCGGAAGAGTCACCATATTAATAACCTATAGCCAGAACCCACATAGAGGCAGAGTTTGGATAGTTTGTACCAACCATAAAGGATGTATTTGTTACACTATGTGCTCCAGTAAACGAATCTATATTCTGTCCTGGATAACCCCCATTTGTTGTCATCTGTACGTTCACACAAGCTGATGGAAACGCTGTTGGGAAATTAAACGGGCCAGTATTTGTATTTGCATTCGCTGTAACAACCATCCATTGGATCAATAATCCCCCAGGGAAGTTTTGATACCCAGATTGTCCACCTGCGAAGTTAGAAAACCCAAGAAAATTGAGCATACCTTCCTGCCCTGTAAAGCTAATCTCATTATTCGCATTGGTATCTACTCTGTAACATATGTCTGCATCTGCAGGTATGAATGAGTCAATTGGTACTGAACTTCTAAACGAATTAGCTGTCACATCACCATTTGCATCTCTTACCGCTGCAGTGTTCGCGGCATTGGTAGTACTCGCGTGGTAACCATCAACTGTGTCTGCATCTGAAAACAGCGAAGTCATAGCTTGCAGTACCTGTGTGCTGTCTGCTTTATCGTTTACTAAGCCTGCGCTTGATACGATGTTTGACAGTTCATCTTGAATACCATTTAAGAAGTCTTTCGTTACGACTGTTGCTGGTAAGCCAGTACCTACATCGCCTTCAGTAAAATAGCCCTGAGTACCTGGCGCAGTGTTAGCTGGTTTAGAGGCTACCGCTGTATTATGATCAATTTTATACATTAAAAATCCTTTTCTATTTTGTACTTATTTATACGAAACTACAGGTCGTATATGAATACCGCATTCGTATGAGCTGGTTTTAACCTTAATATCAAGCATTCCAACCTACTATCTCCCCAAGCACCTAACTCATCACCCGCTACACTTTCACCTGCTCTAAATAGAGTTGTGGCTACAGTTGGTGCGTGTACATTGAAGTGATGAATCTCAGGTGGATTGCTTTCTATAGTGATCGTAAATCCTTGAGTGGCTGCAGCGTCAATCAAATAAGCTGCAGTAGCACCACCAGTCATTCTCCATTTAGCAAGTAATGCTAGTTGTCTTGTTGAAATACTTCCAAAAGCACCCACACATTTATCAGGTAACCCAGCTTCTGTCTCTTTTGCAACCAACATTTCAACTGTGGTTTGAGGGTTTGATTCAACAACTAAGTTCTGTGCTCTAACTTCAATACGGTTAAGTTCTACATCAAAACTATCGAATATCTGATTAAGGTTATCACCCTCCCAAATGGGTCCTGTTGGTAAGAATTGACTAAGCATAAGTAACTAATCCCAAGGTAGCTATTTCTGATGTTTGTTGGCTTACGTCTCCAGTCGGGAATACGACAGAGTGATTTGACTCACCTGCAGCAGCGGAGATAGCTTCGTAAATCCAAGAGAGGTGAATGGTTTGGCCTGGACTGGCTCTACGCCTTAACATATCAGTAAGCTCAGCTTCGACTGCTGTCCGAACAGCTGATGTACCTGGATTTAGACCATTAATTACAATATTTAATGGTTTAACAACAGGTGCAATTACAGCTACAGTTGCAGTTACAGGTTTCAATGTATTGATATATGTTTGTGCTGCGCTTACTGTTCCAGCGGAAGGAACACCATCCCCTGTAGCATCATCCGTCATGAATCGTATTGTCACTGTGCCGGGACCATTCTCTAATGGATAACACCATGCTCTAGTGACATCAGCTACTTCTTTTGTCCAAGTGATATAATCCGCAACTGTCCCACCGTGAGGGGCTTGATTGATTCGTTCAAGTATTCTTGCTCTATAAAGTTCATCTAGCTCAGTATCTGTACCACCTAAAATCGCCCCAGTAGTACCATCAGGGTCAATTCCTACGATAGGAGAATATAGAGATACTGTAGTACCTGCAGCTTGATTCTGTGCGCTACCAGTTTCTTTCGATTCCAATGACACCATAGCTACACCCACTGAAATTGTCTCAGTTGATAGAACTACATACTCCAAGTTGTTTTGCGTTTGCATTACGGTACCAGCTGGAATAACGGTTCCCTCTGTTCCTGTAATGGAAGCTGAACCTATCGCCAACGTAGCTGGTCTTCTTAATATCGACCATATTTCGCCGAACTTGTCTAGGTTATCACCATTGGCATAAAGTACATTTGTTTGGTCTGCGATGTAATCTAAGTAGCCATATAAGCTATAAATTACACCTGTGAAAGTATCAGCTACAACACTCATTACTGTATGAGTTAATCGTGAATCTATATCAGGCAATTTAGCTTGAATATCTGCGCGTATACGTTCTTGTAAATCAGTAAGTGACGGTTTAGTAAATCCAGTTAAACTCATTATAATCCTTTCCATATGTTGTCAAATTCAAGTCCCAGGATTTCAGCACCATTTCTGATTAGGGTAATTTGTGTTTGTATTGTCGATAAGTCACTTCTAAGTGTGCTTACCTGAACCTCTGTTGCAATTTTGTCATCCAGAATCCACTGCAGGGCTTCCTTTACAATAGAATCAACTTTGGGTATTAAATCGTCAGTTATCTTTTCTCTTTTAAGTAAGTACAACCTTGACCCAATCTTGCGAGAGTTAATTGTGTCTGCCCACCAACCGTATTGATATTCAGTTGTTGGTAAATCACCTGAGTTTGCTCTACGGTCAGTAAATAACGAAATCATAACGACATCGTTTAACTCACGTAGTTCATCCGTAAATGTTATATCGCTAAACCCAGCTGTTAAATATCTCACTAACGTCTCCTTGTTCTAAATGCTTGTTCCAAAGCTTTGTATAATCGTTTTTCGTAATTGTCGTTCACAGCTAAGTAATTATTAACCAATGTGTCAAATGGGAAGTAAGGGCTTTTTCTATATTCAGCTTTCTTCTTTAATACATACATTGCGGTTACTGAATTACCAACCTTTTTGAATATGAAAGGTGTGCCATTTACTTCCTTGATAAAGTAAGCTCTATTCTGTAGGAGAGCACTAGGTCGCTTTGCTTTACCAATCCCACCGCGTCTGGTTCTAGGGACATTAATTGGAATGGCTAGATGTGTTGAGGTATATGGCCTTTTCGTTCCACCATCCAACAATATCTCTGCAAAGGTGACTCTATCCAAAAAACCGACTTCTGCGTGCAATTGCTTCTTAGTCGCTTTTTCTGTTTGGATTGAGGACTGCAGGAACTTCTTGGTTGTTTTTAGATGTACGTCTACTTGGCCCTTCAGGTACTTCTGCGTCTCAAAAGCCATACCGTTCATCGCTACTGATTGAGCGTAAGGTAATTGTCGGGCTAACTCTCTATTCAGAAACCTAGATAATCCATTATCATCAAGTTCTATATTCATACTATTATTTATAGTTATTGAGTTTAGACTACTGGGGCTGGTGTCTGGTCCTCGATTGGTAATAGATTTTCACCTGCTCTTACCGCATCAATCACTAGCCATAAGTCATCAACCCTAAATGTACCAGCTGGTTTATTTGGACTCCATGCAGGGAAGCCAGTCATTAACGCAGTATGATTATCACCGCTTATTTCAACTGTACTTAACTGTTGATCATTAAACACAAAACCAGTGGCTGTAGATGTTCCAGTTCCGATCATTGCCATTACTCTCTCACCAACATCCACGTGAAATGAGCTAATCGCCTCTTCTGTTACTGATTCAGGTATAGTTACCGTTCGACTTGTTGCCATCTTATTTATCCTTTTTTAGATTATTTATCTCTTTTGTTAATTGATCGACCTGGGCAGATAGCTCTTTCACAGCTTCGATCAACACACCTGTTAGCCCTAAGTAATCAACACCTAAATTACCTGTAGATGTTTCCTCAACAAAGTCAGGTAATACTTTCTGCACTTCTTGTGCAATAACCCCAGCAGCAGGCTTCCCACTATCTTTCCAACGAAACGTAACCCCATTTAGAGCGTTAACTGATTCGAGTGCTTTTGTTATAGGTTCAATATGATCTTTTAATCTAATATCAGATGAGTAAGTACCTGTTGCTGTACCTGCCCAATTAAGATCGCCAGATAGATAGATTTTGTTTCCAGTGCAGTAGATTCTAGAGTCATAATCAGCAGTTCCTGTATCATCGTGAAAATCAAGATACCTACCAATTTCCATAACTCCAGACCCACTTGAACAAGTTGGGACAAATGCAGAGGAACCACTACGTCCAGCTCTATGTCCAGCAATATACTGAGCATGAAGATTTGTACAGGTTGAGCCGTTAGATACAGGTATCTGTCCCGAACTATTGCCTGCGTGATAGTTGTCTAATCTATCAGCATTTAGATTGGTAACTTTAGTAGTACTGTTTGTTAGTATCTGCCCACCTAGATAGGTTTTACCATTAGCATAAAGTGCATAACCAGTAGTTGATTTACCAGACACCCCTGTACCTGAGTAAGAAGAGCCATACACACCTGTAGTTACACCATCCGCATAGATTCCATGTCCACTAGATGTGCCCGATATAGCTAATATTCCAGATCCAGATGTGTTGTTGGCAGAGTGCGCAGTAAGTGTTGCATTGAACCCATAACTACCTGAGTAAGTGGACCCTTTAAATATGGATGTACCAGTAATGTCTATACCTGCACTACCTGTAATACTACCAGCGTTTACAGTTCCTAAATTAGCGTTAAGGGCTGATATAGATCCAAACATACCCTGTACTGCAGCAATATTAGCTGCTGTTACAGTCCCTGTTAGTCCTGCCCAAGTACCGGTGGTTGCAGCGTCATTAATGTCATTAACCTGCCCAGTGGTTGCTCCATACGTAGCATTAGTAGCTCCTGAATAGCCAATACCTGTAAGGGTAACTTGACCTCCACCCGCACCATTAAGCACACCATTTGAGCCAACAGTTATAGCTGCATTAGATATACTGATATTATTGTAGTCAGTTTTATCTGCATCCAAAGCACCTGTATAACCTATATCAGCGGGGGTAGTATTTGAGTTTAATAGCTGAGTATCAGTAGGTTGACCCGATATATTACTGCTCCAAGTAGAACCGTAAGTTGCATTGGAAGTAACTAGACATATATCTATATGTAGCTCAGAAGTACCCATACCATCCCAATTCAGGAACATGGGTGACGTATATTTTGCTGTAGCGGAAGGTGTATAGGTGTATGAAAACTCATCCCACTCATCAGTTATACCAGCGTTTGTGCGAATGGAAACATGTCTGTACCAAGGAGCACCTGGCTCTTCATTCAGAGTGGCCTGCCCGTTTACAAATGTGACCCCAGTAGCCAGCTCATCATCTGTTTCGTTTAATCTGAAGTAGAAGCCGTTGGCAGCCACAGCAGATGACTTAACGCGGGCAAACACTGTGTACGTTGCACCTTGAGTGACCCTGAAAGCAGGCCAACATACCCCCACCGTGTTGTCAGTGTCGCTGTATATCTTTGCTATCGACTTCTCTGCATCCAAATAGGATATTATTGATGGGTCTGTGCTGCTGTACGCAGCTCTAAGTCCAGCTGGTCTACCATCCAAAGCCACTAACTTACAGTCAGGGTTAAATAGAACAGATGACAGATTCAGACCACCTTCTAAATCCGTTACGTTAGCGTTATCAGCAGGTTTTCCTGTTCCTACTATATTAAGCCATGTAGCAGTATTTGCTGCATCATCAGATACTGCTTTTAATAGGTCAGCCCTTCTATCGTACCAATCTGTGATTAATTGTGAGCCTTCAGCAACAGCAGTTATTTGATTGGGTACAGTCAGAATCGAATCACCATCTATATAGACGTAAGGCATTACACGAGTTGCGATTTCATCGTAAGCTGCGACCAATGCATTTGTATACGTACTATAATCAGCTGAATAGGCAAGTAGGAACTTATCATGCTGTATCGTAATTGCTGCCCAACCTTTTCTTAGGTCTAGTTTCTCTGTCATTGACAATATACCGTCAGACGCTAATGCAACCAACCAATCAGCTACATCAACAGAGGCTTGTTGTGCTTGAGCTACTAAGGCATCAGCATCAACTCCACCAACCATTGTTCCTGAAGGTGCTCCTTCTGTTGCGTTATCAGCAGGTTTTCCTGTTCCAGATACACTAGTCCATACAGCTGAGGTGGCAGCTGCTGCAGATACAACTTCGAGTAATATTGTTTGGCTATCGTACCAATCAACGATGAGTTCTGTTGCAGCAGTGGCTCCAGCTAACAGCGCAGGAGTGTCCAATAATGAATCACCATCAATATTGATGTAAGGCACTACACGAGTTTCAATTTCATCATAAGCTGCAGTTAATGCAGCCAATTCCGTTGGGAATGCAATATAAGTCAGTCCGTGTTTAATCTGTGTCGCCTGAATCTCAGCCCAAGTAGTTCTTAGGGTAAGCTTTTCAGACATTGATAACACACCATCCGAAACCATATTATCTAATAGGTTTTGCATATCCACAGAGGCAGCTTCACCAGCAACTGCAGCACTGGCTAATAAATCTGCATCCATTCCTGACACTAACGTTCCAGAAGGTGCACCTCGTGTAGCATTGTCATCTGGTTTTGTGTTAAATGGGTCAATAATTGCATCCCAAGAGACATCAGTTACGCCCACTAATTTTCCACCTGAAGCAATAACACCAGAGGCTGATATTTGTCCTTCAACTAATAGAGCACCACAATTCATCAACACGTTACCTGAAGGGCTCTGTGAAATATTAGAAACACCATTATCACTAATGATGCTTCCATCTGATCGTTGCTCTATTGTCGATGAGTTATTAGAACTTACAATATCACCGTCCGGTTGCTGTGAGATGGTTGTTATTCCATTGCTACTTGTTATTAATCCATCAGCGAACTGTGATATAGCAGTAGTGCCATTATCACTTATGATGTCACCACCAGATGTCTGAGTAATGGTAGTACCACCACATCGCGACACAATAGAGAAATCATCTCCATCAATCTTTAAGGTAATATTTTGGTCATCATTAAACGTATATAAAGCTACCTCACCCTCATTACTAAAGGTGGGCCTGTATCGTCTGTCGTCAGTTGCTATGATTGTCTTTAACGAATCCGAATCATTTAACGGTGCCAACACGACCTCAGCACCATACCCTGTCTCAGGGTCCATAGCTTTTGGATATGATGAAAAACCATAGTTTTGAAAACGATCTACTTTGTTTGATACTTCATCAGCAAAACCAACTATTTCAGCTGTTTGCATTAAAGTATTGTCTTGATCTATTTTTGTGATGACTGCTCTATGCATACTAAATTCCTTTTATGTATTCTTGATTACCAGCCTAGCTATACCAGTGACCTAGTTTAGTTTTTGTTATTTTCTTAAATACCGGTCTAGGTATATATGTGTCTGGGTCTGCCAACTCTAGTTTCACCTTGCTACCTGATTTGGAAAAAGCGTAATCAACTTGTGTAATTAAGTACTCAGTTTGTATTCCTAGTACGGGATCATCAACTGAAACTAATTGATTTTCGTACCATAGTTCTCCTGCTGAACCTGTCCAACCCTGTAAGGTGTAGGTCAACTGCATTGCGTTACTGGCTCTGGATGCTATTTCCCATTCAGCTAATTTTTGTGCGTCTTCCTGGGAGACATCATTACTAGCTTTTATGATTAACTCCCTGTGACGAATTACGTTCTCATCATAAGCAGAGGCTGAAATAGTGCTAGCTCGTGTACCATGCCAGTCATCTGTCGGTTTAGATTGCCCTTTAATTGTGATTTTAGAGTAGCGGCGTGACTCATCCAAAGACATATCAGCTGACAATATTCTTACGTTAGGATCAATTGTGTTTTTTGATTTTATTGTTCCTGTTTGCGTTAGAACCAAGTTACCTTGTGGGTCATCTGTGATCCTTAATGCTTTTAATTCAGCTGCTCTTTCAATAGCAACGAAACAACTCTCACCTGATGCTGCAGTCTGGAAGTTAGCTATCCTTGATAAGTCACCTGATTGATCAATTACAGCAACGTTGTAATAAGTTGCTAAAGCAGTAACTAATCTACCTACAGACATATTACTGAACTGAAATGGTGGCAACACTGAACAATCAACTAGGTCTTTTGTTAATGATCTTCCCGAAACACTTAACGTATGTGACTTGTCGTCGTATGCAAGGTTAATTGAGTCCACTATCCCTGTTAATATAGTCTGACCTTCATATGATATTTCGCACTTTGATCCCGATACTAAGTTAGCCGTATTCTCTGGGTGCTCGGTTGTTTTTACTGAAAATGTAGATGTGGCTTGATTCATATTCCTTGTAATTTGAACATCAGTCCAACCAACAAAGATCAAATCATCAACTTTAAACTCAATCACTTAGTAGCTCCAAGTCGATTGAACCACCGACATATACTGGATTCGCTATGTGATTACGTTTTACTATTTCATCAGCTCTATTTGCATCTTCGTATACATCATATGCAACTACTAAGGCTGGTCGAGGAATCGATATTTTCTTTTTAACCAGGCGTGATAAGTCAGGTGCTCTCGCATTAATGTCTTGGATAAAAGCTGTCCTAACATCAGTCAACTCAGCCTTATCTTCATAATTTTGTTCCTCAAAAAGGATCAATATTTTGTCACTACCCTTAATTGCTTGCTCATACGAATCGAATTCAGTTGCTGCAGTTTGTCGCACAGCACAAAGTAGAGACATATTTTTAAGGTGTTCCACTAGTATGTTTTGATTTGTTGATTCAGCTAATCTATCAGGAGTGGTAGTGTCCAACGGCATTAATTCAACAGCGTAGAATATCTTCGCTAGAGTTAAGTCATCAGTATCATCTGTAAACAATTCATACAAAGCTGTACCAAGCGCATCAGTATCCCTTACGTCCACCTTCATTAGGTCGTCAGACTTCTTTCGTATTGAGGGAGAAACTGTAACCTTAATGGTGTCGATTGAATTCATAATGGTTGTGACCATTGAGGGTATTAAGAATTCTGGATGTTGAGCTATGTTGTACACTTTCTTAAATACGCTAGTTGCTTCGATCATTCCACGTTCGATTTTTGAAAATAGGCTTGCGATTGTGTTGATCTTTATAGCAGGTGCTATCCCTGCTCCTGCCTCCACGAAAGTAAATTCAAAATCTGCGCGTCTTGCCGAAGCTACTTTAGACTCTGTTACCGAGATTGCTTCACAGTAAACTTTTACTGCTCCAAAATCTGGATGTTCCAGAGTTCCAGCTTTACTGTCTTCACACGCTCTGATCAAACTGTCACGATCTTCTTCCCAATTACGACCAATAACGTAAGCACTGACATTGTAAACACGAGTCTTCCTTCCCAAGTCTTCATTGAATGGTTGATCTTGGAATGGAAACTCATGGCGTATGATTCTTCTACCGAATTCTGATGAGGTCTCTTTTGTGTGAAAAGCTATATTCTTGAATTTACTGGGCATGTGCCATCCTATTTGCACCCACGTTTATGTATGAGGTGGTGTTTTTTGATTCTGGGGTACTAGTACTTATGGCTACACGAGAATCGTTCACGTCTACGGTAATGTTATTTGTTGAATGCACCTGCTGACTTGATAATACATTCGGAGAAGCCCCTCGAGTTTCATTGCCAATAGGTGACTTAGGTGTTTCTGGCTCTCTTGGTGATGTATCAAAAAATCCACTTACAGTACTTAGTAGCCCTGAAATAGGTTTGAATCCGCTCACTATGCTGTCGAATACAGAAAGCACCTCAAGTTTTAAACTCGTGAATATCAGTGAGATGTCATCAGGTAAAGAAACCAATGAGTCTATTAACAGTTGCCTAAAACCCATAACTCTATCGAACGCCTGAAATACGGGTGTTAAACCATCAACAACACCACCCCATAAATTACTGAAGAACTCAGTTATAGGTGCCCAGTTGTCATATATTAAATAAGCAGCACCAGCCAGTCCTGCAATCGCTATCATCAAAGGTGAAAAAGCTACTGCAGCAATTGTAGATAGTGCAGCGAATACAGTGGTTAAGATACTAACACTCGCCACTAGCACAGCTATACCACCACTGAACTTTAGAACTGTACCTATTACTTCACGGTTTTTTGTTACCCATTCACTTAACCCACCTATATATTCTTGTATGGTTGGTATTAAACCGAATGATAACGACACCACAGCACCTTTAATTGTGGTGTTTAATATTTCTAGGCTATCATCGAATTTAGCAGCTTGGTCAGCTTGATCTTGAGTTATCAGTGCGCCAGCCTTACGCCCAACTTCCATTTCAGCATGAAGTCCTTTGACCCCATCCTTTAGCATAGTAGCCTGCTTCACACCCTCATCACCAAATAGTAATTGTGCCAACCTAGCACGCTTAGATTCATCTGTTATTTTTGATAATTTATCAGCCACAGCCGAATACACCTGGGGTGTAGACATTTTGGACAATTTATTCAACGTAAAACCTAGTTCCTCATATGCTCGTTTAGCTGGTCCAGTATCATTTTTTGTATCAACTAGTCGTTTACTAAATCTACGCATAGAGCTATTGAATTCGTTGTTAGACATTCCTGCTCTTCGTGCTGCGAATTGGTACAGTGATAAATCTTCTACAGCTATACCTAAACGACCGGATAACTTACCTAGATTATCAGCTGCTTCTACAGCATCTTTGCCCATAGCTAGTAAACCACCACCTACAGCTAAGCCTGTCATACCTGCTATAGCACCACCCAATCCACCTATTGAGCTGCGCAAACCTGTGAGGTGCCCCCCCAAGTTCCTAGCACCAAATGTCATTCTTCTAAATGGTGAAAGTGTACCTAATCTGCTTGCCCTTCTATTCGCTTGAGACGCAGCATCACCTACCCCTCTGATACTATTGGATATGGTTCTTGCTGGTCGAGAGATGTTGTCTGTTAAGCCGAAGATGGCTGAGACGTTGAATCTACGCATGGTTTAAACGTCCTTGTTTAATTTTTCGTTGATCTTTTCAGCTTGAATAGAGAAAAGTTGTAAATCTTGTGCGGTACAGTTTAGGAGGTCAGCCCTTGACCAATGCCAGAAATAGGCAACTTCAAAGGCTGAATCTGTACCTATAAATCCAAAAAAGGCTTTAGGGCCTCTCCGATTTTCTTAATATCTTTTAGTGATATTTGTTTTACTGCCATTGGAGTAAGGTTTGCACACTTCTCGATGATGATAGCTAAGACAGCCATATCATTATCAGGATCTTTACAAGCCATTAGATCACCAAACACAGGCTCTCTAAACTTCAAAACAGTAACATCTTCCCCCATGTCTTCAATGGTTTTTGTTAGAGTAACTTCAATCATACCCACTTACCCACACCTGACCATTCAACTGACATTGTGCCGTCTTTCGCAGTTACTGATGGATCACCAGTAAACATAGCGTCTTTTAACATGGCTATGTCACCGTTAAGTGTTGAAAATCCCCAAGAGCATAGTGCAATAATATCTCAGGTGTTAAATTATGATCCTGATCCATCACTCTGCACCAACCTAAATAATTAGGGAGGTACTTGG